AGCCCGCACCACCACCACCACCACCGCCACCACCTTGTGGGCCGGGATTGCCTGAACCACCACTATTACCTTCACTTATTGGATTACACAGAGGATTATTACCACCAGCGTTACCACCTCCACCACCACCATCACGTTGTCCACCCCCACCACCAGAACCACCTCCGGCAGCAAAACCAGGACCACCGCCCGTTTTTCCTGCTCCACCACCTGTTGCCGTTATTCTTGCTGGACTTGCTCCATAATCAATATACGAATCTGTTCCACTTGTTGCTAAGCCACCACCACCACCTACTTGAACATTTAAAGTCAAATCTGCTGTTACTGGTAATCCTGAACCCGTTCTAAATCCACCAGCACCACCTCCACCAGAAACACGACCGGCACCTGGATCGACATTACCACCACCCCCACCTCCACCTCCAACAACTAAAAAATCAATAGTTAAAGGTGGATTAAATTTTTTTCTAAAGGTACGTGCACCAAATGCTTTGATGCCAACAGAAATATTACCAATAGTAGGCATTACTGAGTTGCTCCACCAACACCCTGACCATTTGCTTGAGAATAAGCAGTGTTAGATGCTAAAACAGTGTATGCAGATGAACCAGTTTTAATAACAACAAAGTTATATGCATCTATTGATTGTGGTTGTGATTCTTGATAAAGTGGTTGTGAATTACCTAACCAATAACATGTTTGTAAAATTCCATCAATAAAAACATTTGCACGATAACGTGTTGAACCTTGTTTCAGTAGAATTGCAACTGAGGCTGATTGACCATTAGCAATCAAATCATTTAAAGTACCTGTTGTACCTGTATCGGTGCCGTTATTTGAAATTAAATTGAATGTCACGTTTGACAATGTATTAGCTACAAAGTAATATACTGTAGAATTTGATACATGAACGTTATAGTTACCTGAAATTCCGCTAGTAACAACATTTATGGTTTCAGCCAAACGAACTGTTGAGATTGACAAATTAGATGCAAGAACGTCTGAAGTAATACCACCACCGACAAAGTTATTTGCACTAATTGAACCCAAACCAAGGTTGTTTCCACTTACTGAATATAACCCTAAAAGATTTCCTGTAATTTGTTGAGTAACAATGTTATTCGATCTGATTGAATTATCAGCAATCTTATTTCCTAAAACTGAACCTGGAAAAATTTTAGATGCTGTAACAGCTTCAGTCGCTATTGCAGTTGGTGTTACGGAATTTGCTTGTAATTGTGAAGCTGTAACTTGATTGAAAGTAACGACAACAGGCGCACGATAAGTGACAACAATGTTCTCGGTTCCACTTGAAGGTGCTTCCGTAAAAGTAATCACTCCATTTAGAATATCATATGAAGCAATAGGTGTTTGTTGAACACTGTTTACGATAACTTCAACAGCGTTTGCATCATCAATATCTCTTGTTAAAGAGAATTGTGTACATGCACCCGTACCATTAAATTTGTCTACACCAATGGTAAATGCATTTACATCTGGGCTATTACCAATATATGACATTAGCTAATCTCCAGAACTGAAAGAATAACATCCCCAGAAGATGCAACAGAAGTGTTTACTTGTAAAAAATCACCTGCTTCCATTACAAGTTTTTGATCACCACCAACTGGCACTAATGCACCACCCGGTGCAATCGTAGCATCTTTAACCAAGTATACATTGCCTGTAATATTGCCACCACTCAGAATTACATTTGCTGAAATTGGCGACGCTGTAATATTGGCAATTGTCATACCAATAATGGTTGATTGAATACCTGAGGAAACACTATACACGTTTTGTGCTGTAGTTCCTGCTGCTTTTAATGTGAAATTTTTAAATGTGTTAGCCATTGATTCCTCTGTTTTTCGTCAGTATTTATTTAACCTAAGGCAATAGCAAAAGCAATCGAAGAATCAATCGCAGAAGTAATGTTGCTATAAATTGCCGTATTGGATGATCCCGTTAAAAGCGTAATGTTAGCTGTGCTTGTGTTCAGATTCGTTGAGTTGACCGAACCTTCTACACTCAAATCGTCAAAGCCTAGTGAGTCTAAAGTAACGTTACCTGAGATTGTTAAATTACCATAGATAAAGGCATCACCACCAACATAAAGATTACCAGTGGTGTTTACAGATACAATGTTACTCCAAATATTTGCATTTCTCATTGTGATTGTACCGTTACCTACGATACTACCACTTTCTAATGAGATATTAGAAATATTTGCTGTATTTGCACGAAGAGTATTAATGTTTGCAAGTGTGCGAACATTTAATGATGCATTCGAACCTTCGATGAAAATCGAAGAGTCCATCACAAAACCACCACCAGTATTATTAGTTAAATTGTTTGCAACCGCAACAAGAGTAGATGTGGTAGTCAACCACTCTTCAAACGTATTGGCTGTGGAAATTTGATCTATTGCCATCTTATGTTCTCGTTACAAGTTGACGCAGAAGGTCTTTGATTTCAGACACATCTTGCTCTAATTTATTTACTTTAATTTTCATTTCTTCTTGTTCATCCAATCGTTTTTTTGCTAAAGCCCTCTGTGCTTTGTATCTTTCCAAACCATCAAGATCAGTATTCAATATGGCTTTGTTAGATACATCACGCACTAAGTGTGGATTATCTTTAATAGGTACTAACATTATATTGCCTCAGGTATAGCAATGATTCGTAAATCTCTAATCTTAGGTACATCAGTTGTATCACCAGATGCCATGACTACCTTAACTGCAAATGTCGCAAATTTAGTATAAGTATCGGCTCCAGACGTATAGCTGATATTATTTGTTTCGACACCATTTACACCAGGTGCAAATGTCATTTCACGATAATCATTATCATTTGCGGAAACAAAATTACTTCCATTAATCTGTGTCAGTAAAGTCCAATTCTTTTCACCAAAACCCTGCGGATCGTCAGTGGCAAGATACTTAGCATACACATAAATGCTTCCCTGCGGTGGCATGTATCCTAGTAGATATACACGAAGATCACCCGAATCAAATCCTGATGCAAGCTGAACACGGCGTGTAATATAACGAACGTCTGCATTACCACCAGTTTTTTTATCTTCACCATTATAAACTACCGTAGCACCAGAACCATCACCAGTGATTGTTATCGTTGGTGAAGTTGTATAACCTGAGCCTAAACTTGTCAATGTGATGCCTGTGACTTGACCACCAGCAACAGTTGCAGTTGCAGTTGCACCTGCACCACCACCTCCAGTGATAGAAACTGATGCTGAAGTATAACTTGAGCCGGGATTTGTAATTGAGAATCCGTTGTTCTTTAGCTGTAGATTATTGATTCGATTTTCAATCGCAAGTAAGTTAAATCTATTTTTATCAATCATTGGCGTGATATCACGATTTGCCGTTGAAAGAACTGCTCTCATAGTGAAAGTAGTATTACCACTTGCAGTGTTTAATGAACGGCGACCATAGCCATCCACCATTTTATAGTCAAGTTTTGGAACAAAAGAAATGTAAGGATGTCTTACACCAACAGTATCTTCAGAAGAAAACTGATAATCTACAGTTGTGTTCGCTAAAACAACATCGGTTGACATAACATGCATTACGTCAAATAAAGCATTTGCTGATCTTTGAGACATATCAACTTCAAAGTATGCATAACCAGGAGTTGTTGTCGAGTATGCTTTTTTGTACAATGCAAACATCATATCAGATGTTTGATCGGCAGTCCAAGTTGAGCCATTCTGGGACAGGAATAATGTACCTGTGTATGGCTGTTCGGAAATCTTAGTAGTGCCACCAAGTTTTACTTGACCGATTTCACCAACATATGCTTCATAACCAATAGAATTGGACAGAAGAACAATTGAGTGTTCACCAGGCAACAAATAAATTGGCACATCAAATGTGAATTCAGTATATTTGTTTGCATCTGTGAGACTTGGCAATTCACTTGTTTTTACCTTATCTGGTGTAAGCGACACATCAGCATATGGATAAACAACAGTTGATGGATAGCCATTTACGACTGTACGAATCTGTAGTGTTACAGGTGCAGTTGAGTCTTTTGTTCTGAAGCAGACACGAACACTTGACAACATAATACCCTGTGGGAACTGATCTGGATTTATCAAGAATGTTTGTGCAAGTGGATCAACCCATCCTTGACGAACAACTGCTGAACGAACAGATGAAGTTTGATTTACACGGCTTTCTGTTACTGTTGAACGTGTTACTGTTGGAACAAATACAGAAATTGTTGTTTCCTGTTTGGTTTGAATCAGACCTTGTGAGAAGAATGATGTTTCGCCATTTGTTGATGAACGCTCAATCGAACCATTAGGATCATCAATTAGACGTAACAATTTTTCACCAACACGGAACGTGTCTGTAGGCGCAGCAAAAATACCGGCCGTTGCACCTTCAAGTGTTGTTGTCAGTGTGCCGATAGAATATGATGATGTTGTATCAGGTGTTGTTGACCAATTCGTAGAAACGTTTGCGGTACGTGTAATTGTATTATAGGCATTGATTGTCGCTGTTTGACCTTTACCTGTACCACCAATAATACGAATTGTCTGATCAACATAATCAGATGTGTTATTAGCGCCACCAGCAGAATAATCTAGTTGAACAGTTGAAACTGTTGCTGCTCTCACTGTGCCAGAATAGTGCTGCCAAGTTGTTGTTATATTATTTGCACCTGTTACTGAACCCACTGCACGTATACCAACTGATGCATTTGCCCATGTTCCATATGATGCATCTGGAACGATGTTAGTAATAAATGCGTGATTATTAGCAGTCAGAACAACAACCCCTTCACCCATATATTCATCGTTGGAGTTGTCATAGAAATCAACAAACTCTGGATCACCGATTGTTGTTTCATATTGTAAGTCGTTATTAGCAAATTTTAACAGATTTGCACGGTACACATAGTTATCAACATTTTGATTATCAAAATATGTGTACATAGTTGTTGATGGCTTAAAGTTTGTGCCTAATACAAGAATGTTGATATCACGCATAAACTGTACAACGGTTACATCTAATATACGGTCGCCAATCGATTTTGTTAATTGTTGTGGTACGATTTGTGAGAGAATACCTGTTCTTGTTTCTTGTGTTGTTCTTGTTTCAAGAACATCTTGTGTAATTGTACGCCATGTTCTTGTTATATTTCGACCCATCCCCAAGAAACTTTGAAAGCCAACGGTTCTTTGTTCGTCAGTCACTCTCAATCCACCAATGGCCTCTTCAGAAACACCAGTCCATGTTGTTTCCCATGCACCCCATGATGTACTTTGAATTGATGACCATGCATCACGTGCAGCTTCACCACCAGTTAGATCGATATTTTGAGATTCTACTCTTGTGTCTGAAGTCCAAACATCAGAAGAAGGTTCCAGTTTAACTGTACCAACGTAATTAACTACACTAAATGGATTAATATTTACAGACTTAGACGCAAGATTTTGTGTTAAGAAGTTTTCACTTGTGCCAGTTAATGTCAATAGAGGACCATTGAAATCAACACCCGAATCTGATGTACTATTATTTGAAAACACTCTTACGGACGCAAGATTATAGCTGTTACGTGCAAGGTTATTAACAACGTCAATTGCTGCCGCAAAGTCAGCAGCGGTAAAGTTTGCTACAGTCTTATCAGTGAATGGATCAACCATAATACCGTTCTTGAAGCGTGGCAAACCTGTGTTATCAAGAATAGACAAGTCTTGTTTATTGACCGTTGCCTGTTCCATTAGTGATAGAGATGTATAATATTCAAGATTTTGAATACGCTTCTCAAGACCACCAATATCTTTCATTGTGTAACGTTTGTTTTTGAACGTCTTGATATTTGTCTGTGAAGCAAAACCAAGATATGCTGGATACGACAGAACATATAATGTCATTGCATCAGCAGGTTCTTGTGGCTCAGAAGGAGTTAGTGAAGGAATGCCTTCAAGCACTTCAAAAGAACCGTTCTTTGTTAATACAACACGATCAATACGGGGTAGATAGTAACTATAATCTAAAACAATATCGGTGCTAGGCTCGACAATTTTAGGACCAGCGCCCGTAGATTCCACATCAAACAAATAGACATTTGCGGTTGTTGTGTTTGTTGCATCAAGACGAACTGGTCTAAAGTCTAGATAATCTCCCAAAGGCACGGCTGAACCATCTTGTGTGATAAAGTTTGGTATGCTTGCATAATCTAAATTGCTCGGTCCCAATCTCGTATATGAATCAACATCAAAATAACCTGTACCCGAAGATACAAAACGATTGTAACGTACAAGCAATGGACCTTTAGGTGCTGGATAACCAGACTTCAACTTAATTGAACCCCAATCATAATATGAATCTTTTTGTCCAGACGATAATGTAAAGTATGATGTTACGTTAGAATATAAACCTGAATTGTAATTTGCTGTTGTGCACTCAACACCATTAAAATCAAAAATAGCATTAATAGAATGAATGTCTGATACAAACAACGGTTGTTCAGTTCCAACAGTTCTTACTAAAATTGAGTTTGCAACAATTAATGTTTGACCATCATTTGATGAAACATAAATTGCGCCATTGCCAAATACATTATTAGATGTTGCTACGCTAGAGCCTACAGCTAATTGTGTATTTGCACGAACAAATCTCTTTGTTTTGGATGTTGGTGTTGATGAAGAAATTCCAGCGTATACGTTTGCGACCATTGTACCACCACCAGTTACGGTAATAGTACGTGCAGTCGTATCCACAGAGATTGCACTTGCTGGAACAATTGTTCCAACATCATATGAACCAGTGCCTTTAGTTGTAACAACTAAAGTATAATACTGTTGTTTTGTTGTTGTTGATGTTGCGGACAATAAAGTTTCACCTGTACTTAAAGATAAAGGTGAAGATAAACCGGCGACAGATGAACCAAATTGAACGGTTGGATATAAACGACGATATGTATAGCTAAAATCTGAGATAGTATTATCTGCTACATTATTTTCACCAATCTTGATTAATAGAGGTTCATTACCAATATCTTCTACGAAACTTGCTTCATGTTCAACTGGAGTGTAAATAGTTTTCTTTGATCTAGGATGAATATTTGCCGACGCAACTCTTGCGGTACCCGCAGCATTTAATGCGACTATAGAATCTACTTGACCAAAATCAAAATCGATCATGAACTGTGAATCTGTTGTAATAGTAGTAGAGAAAGGAATATCTACAGTCGCTACTCTACCTGAAGATGCATTCTCATAATATTTAATTGTTCTTGGGCCATCTACTGTTCCTGGACCCGCAACGATTCTGATCTTAGCTCCCACGTAGGTATTATTATTTCCAGAGAAGAATGGTGGCAATGTAATAGATGTTGTATTGCCCGCTAAAGCATTGTATCCATTGCCTGTTGTCGTGTTATATAAAGTTACTGTATTAACATCAGTTAGATATACTTTATAAATGTAAGTGTTTGAATCTGCTGCATCTGAAGAAGAATCAAAAGTGATTAATTTAACTTTAGCAGAACCAACTCTCACATTATTAAGGTTTGCCGCACTACTTTGAATGTTTACTAAAGTTCCAGTATCTACAGCATACAAATTAACGTTGGCTAATTGATTTGTTGCAAAATTACCATAAAGAGTATTTGCATAGACATAATAACCAAAGTCAGCCGTAACACGACGATTATTTACATTATCTGTTGTTCGTGGTTTATTTACAGAAATCGTTGTAGGAGCAATTGTTTGGAATTCATAACCTCGAACATATGCTTTACCTGCACTTAAAGTTACATTGGCTTGTGCAGTATTTGCGGCATCGGTAACTGCAATATCAAATTGTCTAACGAGATAATCACCTGATTCGTCATATGTACGACGAGCAAGTTCATCTCCTAATGTTGAATAAAATGGAGTTTGAATTACTTTTTGTTGAATGCCGTTTTCAAATTGACTTAGCTCAATAAATTGAGAAAGATCGGTGCTATCCAGAGAACGTGTTGTTAATATTAGATTAATTTTGAATCTGTCAGCACCAGGCGCTTGGAAATTGGATGCCTCTTGTGCAGGATCAAGAAGAGATGTATCTTCAGTATAGTCAATAATCTCTTCCGAAACTTGAAAACCCACAAGTGAATTAGAGGTTAAATCGTATTTTGAAAGCGCAATTGACTGTGCTTGATTACGAACAAAGATACCTTCGTAATAAAAAACACCATCATTAATTGAAAATGATTTTGAATTTCCAGTAGGATTTGTTAATGCTACTCTAGCATAATAATTTATTGCACCGGTTTCTGTGTTTGCTGTGACAATTGTATCATTAGCAGCAAAAGCTGAACCATACAACTGATTAATAATAAAAGTAATAGGTTCACCAGCAGTTGTGTCTGCCGCATAGGACTTTAGAACATATGCTTTCTTTGTGCCATCTAAACTTGTGATGTATTCTCTGTCGAAAACGGAATAATCAATATCGGCAGAATTGTAAGACGATTGAACATTTATATACGCTGTATTCTGTACAAAAATTTGCCCACCAGAAACAAGAGATCCTGTCTTAAAGACATGATCACCAAACATTTTAATTTGATCTTGTAAAAGAGTTTGCGACTGAGTTAGTTCACGTGACTGAACCGCATATCCAGGCTTATATAAAATGCGATAAAAGTTCTTATCTTCATTAAAATCGTCGTAGTACGGATCAACATTAAAATTTGTAGTTAGTGCCATTTATTAACCTTTAAAATCTGACAATGAGTTTGATATTCTCAGCCTGACCTTCTGCTCTTGTTGTTTTGATTGCATTATCTGTATATAAGACATCACCCGAATATGGATCGAATTCTGGATTTTGAACAGTAACGACCAAACGATCAGATACACCAGAACTTGCACCTCTAAGTGGAATACCCGTTTGAAAAGTGCCTTTCACATTAGTTAGTCTAACTTGATTAGTTGTTTGATCTAACACATAACCATAAGCAATTGTGTTTGCTGATGTGGTATCATTTGGTAGACCCTGATAAACGAATTCATCCAACGTATAAGAAGCGCCAGTAACCAGAGTCAATACAGTTGCCTGTGATACTACAGAATTAGCATTCGATGATGTAACAACATTTGCACTGCCGTATTTATGGGGGTTTACGAAAATACCATATTGTCTAAACGTTGTGTTTGCTGGTATTTTACCGTTCTCAGTTGAGTCAATTTCACCGATACGTGTTGAAATCATTACGCTATTTGCACCCAATTCTCTAGCTGGATTATATGCATGACCATATTTCATGTCACGAATTACACGAAGTGATGCGCCAGTGCCAGTTCCATAAACAAAAGCATTTGCTAATGAATATCCTGTACCAATAGTTGTTACTGTAACTTTTGTCAAGAAGCCCGTAGCGTTGATTGTGGCTGAAGCAACTGCACCAGTTCCATCACCATCAATAAACACACGTGTAGTCAAAGCAAGTTGATTTGCAGTGGTGTTGCCGCCACCTGCTGCTGTAGTTGGTGTTGATAAGAAAATGTTGTTAGTTGGAACATCAACACGTGAAATGAATGTTCCTGGTGCAATACCTGTACCCGAAACAGACATATTTGCGGCAACATTTGTTGTATTGGCTAACGTTAATCTGGTACAACCAGTAGTGAATATAGGAATGACTGAAACGTTATTTTCATAAAATCCCGATCCAGTATTCACTACAACGATTGTTGTAAGTTCTCCGTCAACAACACCAATAGGATCAACACTATAATCTAATTGATTTGTGCTAGTTGGAACCGGAATCCAATTCTCGGATAGGAATCTATTCGACGGTTTAACATTAAACATATACTTCCAGATGTAACCATCAGAAGTTGCAATATTACCATTTGAGGATGTGTAATCGCCACGAGGCTCTACAGTAGAAGGTATGGAATTATTATTAGATAAACATTTATAAACATTTCTTTCCGACGTTATAACATACATCGGTTTAATAGAATTTGTTGCTGTCGTTACAGTCAACTGAGCATTACCAGTATTTGGTGTTGCTGTTATTGTTGAAGCATGATCATAGACGCCATTTGATATAACAACAACATTTATCACCGCACCAGTAGAATTCACATATATTCTGGCATTTGCTGGTGTATTTCCAGCGGAACCTGTAAATGTAACAAAACTGTTTACTCCATAAGAACCATTATTTGCTGAAACGGAAAAAACAATTAACTCATCGGATGTAGAAAGAGATTCTAATGGAACTAGATCATCATATTGTTTGTATTTGGTACTTGCAGTCCAAGTATTCTTAGGAATTACCAGTTCAACGTCGTTTCCCGTTATCTTCTTTGCCGCAATCATATTATCCCAAACAGATTTTTCATCTTCAATGGAATCTACGATTGAGTTTGGGCTACTTTCATTTGCATAGGGCAAATGATTTCCGATGTAAACATAACCAACTTCTGGGCTAGGTTCATAAAAAGATTCTTTGAACTGAACCGCAGAAATATAAGCAATTTTTTTAGAAGTAACTGAAGTCATAAGTTATATTTATTTGTATATAATAGCAGTTTGTGAGTTTGCCGTCTGATACCAAGACACAGGATTAAATGTAATCACTGCACCAGAACCCGCACTATTAGGTGTTACACTTGGTGTGTAATAATACTCCCCTACACTGCTGGTTGTAAGTTTACGAATCGCTCCGTTGCCAGTTGTGGTTAAAGTAAATGCGACATTTGTTTGACTGTTTGTTGTCGCATCAAATACTTGGTTATTTTCAACATATCTCAGACTGGAAATGTTTGCGATAGGTGCTTTAGAATATGCACCATTTCCCGAAACTGTTACATTTACAACATATCCGTAAGTGTTTACATATACACGGGCATTTGCTGCTTCCATTTGAGTTCCATTATCTGTGTAGAAAGTAATGAAACTGTTGACGGTTGTGGATTCTGCATTTGCTGTAATAGTGTTCACTTTTACTGGATAAACTTCAACGCTAGCAACTGCTGCCGTATTTCTATCAGTAAATCCTATAGTAATAACTGCGTTTGTCTGATCATTAGCAACAGCAACAACTGAGAACACTGCGTTAGTATAGTTGTTGCTGTTTGCGGTAATTGTGACCGCTGCTGTTTGTCCAGCATTAGCTGCTGTTGTAACGATTAGATTCGCAACATTTAGTGTATTAGCTGCATAACCTATTCTGAAAGTTGCCGCTGAGGTTGGAGATTGTAATGTGCCTGTAGTCGGATCTAAAACACCGACAACAATAATATCTAATCCATTTGCATATAGACCTACATTATTTATTATAGTTCCAGAGATAGCTCCACCAGCATTAACTGTGACTGAAACGTTTGCATTTACATTCGCCGTTTCCTGATTAGTCGAAAGCACAAGATAACCAGCAGAGTATCCAAAACCTGGTTCCATTGGATATGCTTCAGTAACAGAAACGGGAGTAACATTTGGTGCAACAGTCGGCGCTGAACGGTATAGGCCTGCATGATTGATTGTAATTGAACGAATTACACCATTTGCTCCATAAACTTCATATGATGCATTTGCAGGAATGATTGGATTTCCACCAGAGAATACAAGATATCCATTCGCAATAAATCTACCTTTATATTCTGCCGTATTTGCCGCAATACCAGAAACAGAGATTGGTGTTGTATTCAGCACCGCAGTTGGTGTCGATGTATATAAACCAGGATCAACAATAGTAACTTTACGAATCTGACCATCTAAAGAATTCATAGTCAGTGTAAAATTAGTGTTTCCTATTGCAAACGAAGCATTTGGGGTTCCGATGTAAGTTCCACCATCTATTAGTTGAACACTTGTGACAACCCTACTACTGTTCACAAAAATTCTTGCGTTAGCGCCAATATTATCTTCACCACCACCAGAGAATGTAACGTAACCATTTGCCGCAGTGTTTGCACCTGTGCTATTAACGATTGCTATGGCGGCAACTTGTGCTGATGCTGGTGGGAAAGTTTCAACTCTAACAGTAGCAGCACGACTTGGATTTCCACCTGAGAATGTTAGAACACCGTTAGAGTGTCCATTACCTTTACTTGTGACAGTAACGGCAGAAATTACGACATTTGGATTTGTGTTTGGCACTGCCGTTGGATTTGTCTGGTATAAACCAGAATCATCAACAACTATGGTGTTGATCGTTGTATTTGGGTGAACTATTACTCGAACAATTGCATCTCTTAATGGCGCACCACCAGAAAATACAAGATATCCATTTGAATATCCCTCACCACGTGATTCGATTGCAATCGAATTAGCATATACAACACGATGTTGATTTGTGTTTGGTAGTGCAATCGGAACGCCTGAATACAATCCACCTGAAATCAATGTCAGTGTACGAATAACTCCATTTGATGCATGAACTTCAACATTTGCAACGGCCGCAATCGATTCATCTGTGCCTGTAAAGTTTAATACGCCATTTTCATAACCCGATCCCGCTGATGTAATCGTAAGTCCTGTGACTTGTCCACCACCACCAGAGAATACAAGATATCCGTTTGAGTAGCCACTTCCAGAATTTGCAATTGTAAGATTTGATATATTTGATGATGTCAACAGAGTCGTGTTGCTGATAATCGTATTGATTTTTCTAATTTCACCATTAACAGCAATCATTGATCCCAGAGACAATATTCCTCTATCAATTGCAATGTTAAACTTAGTTCCAATACCAGAAACAATAATTCTACCATTGCCTACATTTACTAATCCAGAAATCGTGTTACCCAAAATATCTTGAACAGCAACATCGGTGAGTTCTACGACATTTTGCTTATTATAAAATGCGTAATTAACCATACCAACTGGATGTAACAGTTGTTTAAGCATGGTTTTATACTTACTAAACTCAGTCTGTGAAGAAATAATATATGAATATTCTACGTAATAATCTTCACCTTGAATCTTTCTTTCTGTTGAAGAAATGATAGAGTCGGATGTTGTCCAACGACCAGGTGAAGATGCATATGATCGTTCAATTTCGGTGTTTGCTGTTGCCGTACCATCACCACCAGATATAGACACAATAGGATTGTATTCGTAACCGGATCCTGGATTGACAACTTTAATAGAAATAATCTGTCCGTTTGCACCAAAACCTGTCGCAGCCAATCTCTCACCATCACCAATAAGTGAATCGATTTGTATGATTGCTCCCGCACCTGTTGCGGAATCTACTGTTACTGTTGGAAAATTATTTTGAGTATAACCATAACCGCCTAATGGCCATCTGTTATAAACACCCAGTTTTTTATTTGATGTTGAATATGTGAATACAGAATCAACTACCACATCAACATTTGTTGGAATGTTGGTAACTATTTTAGATTCATTGTTTACATCTATTCTATCACCAATTTTCAAATCTTGTTGGAAGAAAGTTCCCGTTCCAACAATTTCATTACATGCAGCAGTTGCAGACACAACGCCTCTAATTCTGCTGTTGGCAGAATCGATTCTTTCAATATAACCATTAGCTGCAATTTTTGTTACCGTAGCGGCAGCATGTTGTCCATAAGTTCCAGGAGGATTACTACCAAAAACAATTTCATCACCTATTTGATAGTTTAAACCACCGTCTAGTATTCTGTATCTGCCAATAGAACGTAAACTCTTTGAATATCTGTATGAAGTGTTTGAAGGTCCATACTGAACACCACCACCATCTAAAACAACAAGATTTTTTTCAGTCAAAGGAATTGTAGGGGTACCCAAAATAGCAACATTTTTAATAGGACCCACTTGTGAAATTGTAATATAATTCAACGCATCAGCAATAGTATTTGATGCACTGATATTAGATTTGGAGAACACAGCTCCCCAATTCGAGCTATTCAAGTAAACCGTTCCACCAACATTTAAACTCAAATTAGATACTACATCAGGTGATACTGTAAATGAATTGGCCGAATTTGCACCTGTATCATCAACTTCATTTACAACCACCACAAGATTTGAAAGTGGATTATTTCCAGACACAGAAATAGGAGAAGTTACAGAAAAAAGTGCACCGCCATGATATACAAAAACAGTATCAATTTTACCTGTAACAACACGTTCTATCGTACCAAATGCATTTGTTGTTGCATTACCACCAATAACTGTAACTGCATCACCGACGCTGTAGTTATTACCTCCAGCTATAACATTAATTTTACGAACAATAGAAAACGTTGATGCACGAATATCAATTAAAATATTATTGACTTCATCATTAACTGGTATTGTAACAATCTCACCATTTAAAAATGAGCCGTCAAGAGTTTTAGGATTGATCAATAATTCAACTGGCAAACCAAGATTGAGTGTATCAGAAATAATTCTTCGGCTAGCAGATTCGATGATTGCAGTTGCGCCAGAAGTGATACCAGTTAGTTTACGATTATTAAGTAAAGCAATATTAAAGTTTTCATAAGTCGCTGTAATCACTGCACCACTTGTTGGTGCGGTAACAAAATTCAATTGACGATATTCTTTGTTGATAAAGTAATCTGTTCCTGCTGTCTTGAGAACATTGTCTACAAAGATGCTGACTTCATCCGTACCTACTTGTTGAGCAAGATAAAATGTTTTAGTTGTACCATTACCGACATAACGACTTGATATATCTGGATTGATACGAAGTTTGTTATCTACTTGCCAGTTACTTGCAGAAGCACGAAGAACATTATTCTTAGGTAGAATAACATCAATATCTTCACCAAATACAAGTTGAAACAGTAACTTGAAAGAGTTCTCAGAACCTTTTGTTCTGTAGAGTGGCAGAAGTTGTTTGAAGAGCAGTGCTTTGTTTGACTGCACATCAAGTGGAACTAATGATCCATATGTGTTATAAAAGTTTTTTTCAAATCTATCAAGCGATTCATCAATATCAGCAATATTGCGTAAAGATTTGGCAGTAGTAATTAGATTATTGGATGTGGTCGCAGTATTAGCCTGAGCCTCTAAGAACTCATAGTATGCTTCCAGAAAAGTGACAAACTTAGGATATTCGTCACGAACGAATTCGGGAACTTGACGATTAACAAGTATCGATGTTTTTAAATCTGCTGACATTATACAGTTTCTAACGTTGTACTGATTGCTGTTGGGTCATCTTGATCAATTGTGATAATGGTATTTTTAGTTGTACTTATAATACCTTTTTCTGACTCAATCGAAAGTCTAATATCACCATCGACAGATTGAACATCTTTAATGGCAATATTGGTAATTGTAATTACACCAGCATCATAATCAATCTCACCCGCATTCTCATCAACAACTTGACGTTGTGCTAAAGTATCATAATATACAGTACGAATAGTGCCAACACGACCATCAATAACTGCCGTTGCAGATGCTCCATATCCACCTCCACCAGAGATTGTGATAGTGGCACGTGTATAGTCAATACCACGATTAATAATTTCAATACTTTGTATTCTACCGTTTACAATTACTGCTGATGCTGATGCACCTGTGCCGTCGCCGTCAATTGTTATTGTTGGCGCAGAAGTGAATCCTTGTCCTGGATTTGTTACACTGATAGATGAGATACCAGAAAACGATTGTGGTATCTCATCAAACTGAACTTCACGATCAATACCTGATGAGTCTGTTACAGTAAAGAATGTTGAAGTGAGTTTGTTTCCAATTGTACCTCTACGTAGTGGCACGTTAAAATTAATTGTATATGCTGTCGATGAATTCAACGATGGTGTAAATCTTTTTTGTACACGAACTGAGACTTTAGATCCGATAATAGAATTCGTGTCTACATTGTCAATGTTATCTTGAATCTTTGATAAAATAAATTGTGATTCAAATTTATCCAAATTCTCAGTTTTATAAGAAATAACTGCGTTTCTAATAGCAGTCTTTAATTGAGTTTCTGTTAAAGTGGTTTTGTTAGGATCATAAGTTACTTCAGGTGAAATAACAAGATACAGATATTCTGGATCACGAATTATAGTTTGTACCGCAACGATTGCTTTAGGTTTGATTATCTCATCGATGATACGTTGCTTTTCTGTATCAGAAAGATAGTAGTTTGTTTTAGGTTTCAATGCAACATAAACCACACCAAACGATGGAGGAGTTTCATCTTCTCCACCCCAAACAGAAACAGAATCTACTGAAGGATAATTTTTTTGAATATATGCTTCATAGTCAGAGAATGTTACCAGACGATTCTGAGTCGTATATTGTAATGGCGCAGCAAATTTAATGTTATCGACCGACTCACGTTCGGCGCCACCAGCGGCAGAACTAACAGGATCGATGATAAAGTTTGTTTGAGAATTGTTTAATGAATCTGTTAATGTGCCAGTTGCAACAAAATTATTTGCTTTATTTGCCGCAGCTCCATTTGTGACAAGATAAGTGATACTTACAACCGCACCATTAGGCAGGCTTTTTCCTATAACATCATTGCCAAAATAAATTGCATATTTTTGTCCACGATTTTCTTGTAGATAAAAAACCTTTGAAGAAGTCGTTGCCTCTGATGCATCAGATGCAAGTGTATAAACTTCAAAATCGGTGTTTGATGCTGATGGGCGAACGGATACAGCCAAAGTCGAAGTGTCTACATTTGTGTCTGGAAGAGGGAATAACTGCTTTGGATTTGTGGATTGATTATGTGTGTAATTATATGTTACAAGTTGACCTTCATAAATTGGAAGATTTAAAAAGGTAAAGTCTGTATTTGATTTTGTTACAGTTGTTTCTGATAAAGTAACAAAATTATAGCTAATTCCATCAATCTCATCAGAAAGAAAAGCAAATCCTTTTGGAATCGTCAGAGTCAAATTATCATCGACATTTGTATTTACGGTAAAATTAATTATAGCACGTGGGGTTTTTCTTGAGTAGGGAACATATCCCAAAACTTTAGCATGAGAAATAACAGAGTCACGAAGCAAAGCAGTATCCATGAACGCTTCATTGGCAACCATGTTTAAATAGTAAGCCTGATAGTGAGTATTGTATGCCAGAATATCTAACAATACACTCAAACCAGAGCCGTCAAAATCATAGTCAGTAAACTCTGATTGTGCTTGTAAATATGTCTTTAGATTTTGTTTAATCTGATCAAAATCAAGTTCTGTAACTCTTAGTGATTCAGCCATTTTATCTTATACGCTCTAAAAAGAAATTAATTGTAATTGGATTGGCAAGATTTACAATAAAAAATGTCATTGTAACTTTATATCCATTTTCATCTGGTGCCGGTATGGCAACAACAGATTCTACTGAAACTCTTGGCTCATAATTGTTTATAACATCACGCAAACGTCTTTCTATAGATGCACCAAAAACAGAATCTACTGGTTCAAATAAAAGCTGACGTATTGATGATCCCAATTCTGGTTGAAAAGGTCTCTCATAAAAATTGGTTGAGACAAGATTTTTAACGGAATTAATTACTGCTTTTTCATTGAAATGACGACTTACATCCTTCTTTACAGGATGTGCCGTAAAATTTAAGTCTAAATCCTTGTACGATCTTTCGGTTTGAATCGTAGGATTGTTAGATGTTATTGTGGTAGCCATCTTTTATTTATCTTAGTCTCCAGCAAATACATTGCCCGAACCGGACGTAAGTGTGTGTCCAGAGTATTCGTCACCTTTTCTGCCGACACCTTTTCCGTTCACAAAAACGGTGCTTGAAAATGATGTTAGCGACACTGTGTGTGGTACACAAGAACTTCCAGATGGTATCAAATGTACTTGACACAAATCTCCAGCACGAACTGCACCAATGCTGTTTACAAATACATCTGAGGAACCCTGATCGGTTACAGTTGTCGCATCACATCCATGTCCCGTAGAAATAGAGTCTGTTCCACTTTTTCTTGCTACTGCTGGCATATTAGTTTAGATTAATTGTCTTACCGTTTACGATTACATCACCAGTTACATTCAGTCTATAATCTCCGTCAACATATATTTGTACATCGCCTTGAATATAAATTGCTTCATCTCCTGCTACCACTGTGTATTTGTTACGTTGTATTCTTTCTGCTCTATCACCTTCAGGACCCCATTCTGTATATGATCCCGAACGATGATACACATGAACTCGTTCTGCACCTTTTGTATCATCAAATTCTAATGCGTGTCCAGACTCAGATTCATACACATTATTGTATGGATATTTTGCATTGTAGTATGAAGCAGGCTCTACTTTACTTGCACGTTTTGCTTTCTTTGCTGCTACAATCTCTGATGGATAATCAGGATCATTTCTTGCAAGTCTTGATGTTGTTGGCTCATCTAACTTACGTGGATAACTTGTTGCAGACTCATAAGGCTTAACAGGAGCAGCAGCCAGTTGTGTTGAATTTCGTGCATCATTAAAACCTTGTTGATAGTTGCCAGCCAATAAAGGAATTCCAGGTAACACACCAAGAATCACTGGCTCCTGTGCATTTTCTCCATCAACAAAGAAACCAAATACCATACTGCTTTCACGGGGTGGATATGGATTAGCATTGTTCGCTGGAATAGCACACTGCGCCCAAGGTAAAGCATCAGTTGGTAAAAGTGCTTTGTTATCTGTGTGCCACCCAACACAACGAACTTTACAACGACCCAACTTTAGAGGATCGTTAATCATTTCAACAACGCCAACCCACCAGACGAAGCCACCCTTACCAGCAAAATCTTTATTATCAGTAGCTTCCATAATTATCTATAGCCTTGTTTTGATCTGGTGTGCTCTGCGGTATAAAGTCTGTTTCGTTAGATGTTGTAGCCAGTTCTAAAATTGTTTCATGCATATCATACTTGATAACGTGTCTTGCAGCAATAATCAAATATTTACCACTCAATGAACGATCTTCATTCTCTGAACCCGATTCTTTCTTTGAAAAATCTGGAACACGAACATTTAAGTTAAAGCCTGATGTCAATTGAAAGTTACCAGGCATTACAAGTTTGATTCGTTTGTTCATCAAGTTAGCAAAGATTGCCTTTCTTGTGAATACAAAATCTTCCTGTGTTTCTACCTTTGAGATAGATGTTGGATCATACTTTTTAATATAGTTGCTATTCTTTCGATTTGCACCAAAGATGCTCAATGCTTTTCTTGCGTCATATGCTTCTGTTGCCTTCTCACCACCACGATTCTTTGATTGAGAAAAATTTGCGGTATCATTACCATGCTCCATTGCATTGTAGTGATCTTCAAATCCAATTCTCTTGTTCTGAATTGTTCTTGTTAATGGGTCAAATCCAATGAATGTACCAGCGGCAACACCTTCTCTTGTTGTCTTTAATTTGTCTGATTGATTCACGACTTCAAAGTGTCTTGGGCTTAATAAGTCTTGTGCAGCATTAGTCTCTTCAAGATTCTTTGCCGGAAACTTTATCTTAAACAAATAGTCAGCAGATAAAAGATAAGACAGTGATGTATAGTTGTATCCCAAGTTATTCTCGAAGAAAACATAGTTTGGTGAACGCTTTTGATCTATTGAACGCTTCGCACACCATTCGATTGCTTCTATCGGCTTTAGATTGGGTATTACAATATCACGAATGCCTGTTGTTTGTTGAAACACGCCACGTAGTTTTTGCTCAGGCACTTTAAGATAGTTCACCAATATCTTTTTGGCCGCATCACTATAAGTTGTTTTGTAAGCCTGATTAATCTTCTGTTGTTCCGAAAAGATAAATTCATCAGACACAAATTCCAGAGTATAAGTTTCAGAATTCTGCTCTATAGTTGCTCTGTTTGTTTGACGATAGATTCTAAATGCTTTCTTCAAACGAAATGATTCTGAATCTGTATCTTTACCAATGTTTACCAGAAGAACCTCTGAACCATCAAACAAAAGTTTAGATGATAAACCAATAGAATCGATGATGACTACTGCACCAGTCATGACCGGAGACAAAAGAGAGTCGAATATATTTAATTCTTGAAATAGTTTAGATATATCAAGTTTGCCAGATTTGGTTATTATGGCAAGTTCGTTGAGACTAAACTTCGACGGGCTTTCTGGTAAAGTAACTGCCATTATTCTTTAGAGTTTATTACTCGTTTAAATTCATCAATCAAACCGGACTGTGATGCAAATTCAGCTCGAAGCAATTTAATTTTTCTTTTGGATTCATTCAAATTAATTTCATAATCATAGTATGTTTCAGTTTCTTTAGTAATTGTTTGTGTCACAGTTGTACCACTATCCAACGTATATGTTGCAGTTGAAGTTGTAACATTAGCGTATGTGTTTGCATCCAATTCTATTTTTTCTTTGATAGTATCTTTTGTAGAATTGTTTGTAACACGGGTCACCACTTTATAATAAGATTTTGTTTGTCTTTGTGCCCAAGCTAATCCTGTTTGGGGTGTTGTGTTTGCAGCACCGTTTGCAGAATATTTGTTATTAACAAATGTAATAATTGTTCTTTGATCAAGAGGCCAATCAAATTGAGGATCAATAACATCATTGAACATCAAAACAATCCAATGTTTTTCTGGAGAGCCATAATACTTGTTGGCAATCATTTCTGGTGTATCACCATCTTGTATGTCATACGGATAAAAAATGCTTGAGTTTTCTTTTAATTCAGGCTCAAAGCCAAAACGGGCAATAATATTAGTTACAATATCGGCAGCATTTTTTTCATCCGACAATGAATATAAAGTTTGCGGGAAATAGTTAAAATACTTTGCCATAAAATATCTTTATTTAAACTGATTTGTTATGAAATCAACCGCTTGTCCAACTCTTGATTCAGACGCTTTATAGCCACCTTCACCACGAACCATACTTTTCTTAGTAAGAATAACAGTCTCTTTAAACTCAAGCGTTAATTGAATTGCTGTCGGCATACCTGTGCGACCCAAACGAGGATCATTTTCACCAAACATTTCATATGCCGTCCATCCATTTGGTGCATAGTTCACTGACATATTTGTAAGAACACAACGACCAATACCAGGCAAGTTTGGATTTGGGCGGCCACCATAGTAGAATGAAAGTTCAAACTCTGATGGTGGTATTAATAATAAACCACCTGATCCACCATCCAACTCTGGTGCTTGATGAAATCTTAGGCGTTCAAGAATGTTCTGAACTTCAAGTGCTTCTTTTTCATCACGTGGATAAAACATGAATTCAAATGTAAACTGTCTAAATGATGGTGATGAATAAAGCAGTTCAAGCATTGGATTGTTCACACCACCAAGGGCTAAAAATGCAGTGGCTTTTGCAGTATTCTGTCCAAGTTTTCCAACAAGTTTTTCAATACCGAACTGCACAGCCGCAGTTGCGGCGGGTCCTTTCATTTGACTCTTTGCAATGGCACCGATATCCATTCCAGAGTTCATATCTTGCAATAAAGATTTACCTGCAACAGCAATTTTACCACCTAATTCATCTCCAAGTGCAGCATCATTATATCCTTGTGCAAAAGTATATTGAAGAGTGTCAGGCATGTACATCACAATAGTTTCATCTGTTTCGACAGTCGTTTTGATTAATGACTCATTCTCAATACTTTGAACACTATTAATATATGAATTTTGATCAATGTCTACAGCAGCTTTTTGTTTTACTGGTCCCCCAAAATTAGTCGCAATACTTTTACCAAATAAAGTTTTTCCACTTGTAAAGTTATTTACTGCGTTATCAATTGCACTGTTTATCTTAGAAGCAAATGATGGACTCTTTGATATTGATGAAGTTGCTTTAAACTCTGGTATTCTATTGATAGAATTTTGTTGAACACCCTGATATTGAGAATTTGTTTGTTTGAGAATATTGATAATCATATAGTGCGCTTTATCATAATTACCAATATCCAATGGATATCTGAATGTGTTACCAGTTCCTCCAAATCTTCCATCCGATGAAAATAACGGTGCTAGAGGCCCTCTACGATTATCTTCTTGCGCTATTGTGATGTCTGACAGACCGAAAAATGCCATGAGAATTCCTGAAAGGTTGACTAGATAGTATTTATGTCAAATAAAGGAAGATTTAGACCGAAAAACCCACAGAAATATAAGGGTGACCCCAATAATATCATCTACAGGTCTACGTGGGAGATAAAGGTAATGATATATTTAGATGAGAATCCGAACGTCATTTGGTGGGGTTCGGAAGAGCTTCCCATACCCTATATCAGTCCCGTTGACAAAAAAAGACATCGATACTTTCCAGACTTCATTGCCAAGATGCGTAAGGCTGACGGCACAGTCATGACTTATGTGATTGAAGTCAAGCCAGAAAAACAAACTCAACCACCCACACAAAAACGCAAGACTAAGACGTTTCTACAAGAGGCAATTACTTACGAAGTCAACAAAGCCAAGTGGTATGCGGCCGAAGAGTTCTGCAAAGATCATGGATGGCAGTTTCAGATTTTGACTGAAAGACATCTAGGCATCAGATAAATACAAGATGGCGAAACGACTAATCGATAGAATTAAGGAATCCCTTGCTAAGTCAGGATATGCTCCACGTTCACGTGAAGCACGTGCGTGGCTAAAGTCCAAAGTTCCAGCACTTAGACCCACTAAGGGTGATCTGATGCGTGACAGGGAACGATTAAAAAATCAGTCTATCATAGGTCGTATGTACTTTTATTATTATGATCCAAAGACGAAGGATTCGTTGCCATATTACGACAGGTTCCCATTGGTAATTCCAATAGAACGATACTCAGACGGGTTTTTAGGGTTGAATCTACATTACATTCACCCAAAGCGACGAAT